TAGAGCATATAAAACAGCTCAAAAAGATGCAGGATTAACCAAAACCTATACGCAACATCAAACAAGACATACAGCAGGAGATTGGATTGGTAATTCAAGCGACTCTATGAAATTTTTTGGTCATACAAATATTAAAACGACTAGAAAGTATGAAAGATCAACAGATCTTAGAATAAGAAGAGAGAGTGCAAAAAAAATTGGCAAGAAGGTATCACTAATAGTATCACTAAATCAAATGAGAAAAAATAAAGCCTTAAAAAATGGCTGAATTAGTGGTCGGGGAGAAAGGATTTGAACCTTCGACCCCCTGGTCCCAAACCTTGTGTACACTATTTTTACAAATAAAAAAAGACCCCAGAAGTGTTTAGTTTCTGGGGTTTTCTTATGTGTAACGGATTGTAACAAATTTATATTTTATCAATATTTATCAATATTTATCAATACTAGGTATCTCTAAAAGTATCACTACCCTAATTTCATTTCTTGTTTCATTGTACTATTCTCTTGTATCAATAACTGACACTTTAATCGTAATCCTTCGTACTCGGCATAGTTAATCTCTGTATCTTTTTCTGCATTGTCTAAAAGATTATCTATATCTTCGTACTCTTTATCATTACGAGCTTTCATCTTTGCGTCTTCAACAGTACATTTTTCTTGCTGTTTATAATGTAAATATAATCTAGCTTCTATTCTCTTCTTTTGCCTTTCAAGGCTATCATATGCAGCTTTTGACTCTCCATATGCTTTTCTTGTCCTGGTTAATTCTGATGAGATAAAATCTTTATCAAATCGTAGAGGGTTCCATTGGTTCATCTATATCCTTAATTTCTTGAATGACACCCTTCGGAATAACTTGCGACCTACCAAATAAATCATCTTGATTGTAAGAGTCTTTATCGGCAGAAATAATTACGTAGTCTTGATTTTCTAATATAAGATAACCTATACTATCAATGCTGCATGGTTTAGATCTTAATAAGTCTTCTTTTGATTGCCATGTACCATCTGAAACTTCATTAGTATCTAACCATACAACTTTGACTATTCTCACTATGTAACCTTTTTCTTTTTCTTCTTTTTCTTCTTTTTCTTTTTCCAATTTCTTTTCATGGCTGCATAAGACTCATCAGAAATTGTCGATTTAGATTTACTACGAGATATACCAAGACGTTTTCGTCTATTAATGTTTTCTACTAATGACATTATTTACTCTTTTTTTTCTTTTTCTTTTTCTTCTTTTTCTTTTTTGGTGGTCTTCCTTTTTGACTTCCGTAAGTCCCTGGTCCCATTGGCATTTTGTTTTCTCCTTATTTTTAATGGTTCAGACCAATTGCCGATTACAAAAGGTCCTTCTAAAACTTCAACAATTTTTTCTAATTCTACTACCACTTACATTTATTGGCCCAATACGCTGCCGACATTTTTCCTTTAGCAATATTCTTTCCATGTCTTGCTTTAAATGACTTAGCTCTTTTGGTCATGGTTCTATCGCCTGTCACACCTTTTTGACCAAAGCGAATAAGTTTTATATTACTACCTTCCTTGGCCAAAACTGCGTGTGATTTAGAGGGGTGGTTTGGAGTTCGTTTACATTTGTTATAACCACTAAACGTCATTCCTCTATATTTTATTGACATTTAATTAAATAACTCCAACAACAAAAAGAACGATTAAAACTACTATTCCTGTTTTTGCCCAATCTGAAATTGACCATTCTGACCAGGATTTTAAATGTTCCCATAAGTCTTGTAATAATTTCATATTACCTCCTATTTTTTACCCATAAATTGTTTAGCTCCACGTAATCCAAAAACACTTGCTATCATTGCGCTAACAGCAGCCTTGTACCACGTAGGGCATTTATCAAGGGCTTCGAAACCTCTTGAAACTATTTCTTCACAACCAGGTATAAAAGCTAAAATTAAAGGAATAGAGAACAGCATAGTAAGCCATTCATCTTTAAAACTATCTTTACCACCTTTGATTGCTTCGATGTCATATTGTATTTCTCCATTAATTTGTTTTTCCATTAATGAAGTTTGAGCTTTTATTTCTGTTAATTTTTGTACTGACTTAGCTTTCTTAGTTTCTACATATCCACCAACTGCATCTTTAACAATACTAGCAACAGGTCCTAAAAGTAAATTTAACATATATTACCACCAACTTGTTCATAATAAATAATTAAACTACCAAGCTCGATTAAAACTAAAGAAGTTAATAAAACTGTTATAATAATTTTCACTTATGTTTCTCCACGACTTTTATTAAAGCATCACATCTTCCAGGGGTTTGTTCTGCCCAAAGGGAATTTTTCATTTCCATACATGCAACAGAATATTCTTTCTTTTCTAATGCTGCTCTAAAATTTTTAAACTTAAATAATCTACTGCCAAGTTGAAAAGCCATTTCAATACATACACCAAAAATATCTGCATGATGTTTGTCTGGGTCATATAAAAATGTTTTAGCTAAATCAAATGCGTCATTAAAATCTTTATTAAAAACTTGGATTGCTTCTTCTTCGCTGTATTCAATCCCATCTTCGTATGGATCTCCTGCATCACATAGATGGCCCCAAAATATTGTTCTATTTCCTAAATGATCTCGATATACTTTATTACGATACCCTTCATGTTCACGTATTCTATTTTTTATTTCCTCAATCAATCTGTTCCTCCAAGTTTTTCTTGTTCCAATTCTTCTTCTTTTAAAATGTATTTGAACTTTTCTAAGTAGATAATTGCATCTGAAAGCTCTTGTTGAGCTTCGTCTATCCAGGCTATTGTAGGTTTTTTTGACTCCAACATAGTGCAGCCAAATTTTTTTATTCCTATTTCAGATCTTTTTGCAATACGATCAATGACACCTTGTACTAACTTGTCTTTTGTTTTCATATCTTGCCTATCCAACGATTACCCTTTTCTAAAACCATAGGTATTAAATTAGGTATTCCGTCTTCTATGTAGGCGCAACCAAGAATGGGTCTTCGGATATTTACTCTTGAATAAGCAAACGCTAAAGAATCTTTATCAATTAAACACCCAACTGACAATCCCCATTTAAGAGCTTCAGGAGAAGACCAATATTTAATTTGAAAGTCTGTGTGATAATGCCCTTGTATAAAATTCATACCAATAGACATAGATGATTTTAATGGGTCTTTATTCATATTATGAACAAAGTAATAACTTCCATGCTTATCATGTAAGATAAGTTTATCGTGCCATTTCCAATTCTTTTTATTTACGTCAAGAATATCTGCGTAATCTTTTATAATATAATCAGGTAGTCCATGATATTTTCTTTTACGAAACACCAGAGAACCATGATTAGAATGAAGTAAATCCATTTTAGGAAAAACCTTTTCTAATTTTTTTATATCGTCTCTTGCTTTCAGCAGCTCTTGTGTAGCATTATCAAGATCAGGGTCTTTGTCATGGAATGAAATCGCATGATAATCAACTTCGTCCCCTATGTTTATTACTTTGTCTGGCTTTAACCATGACTTGACAGCTTTTAAAAAAGGTAAACTGTCTTTATGTGCGTAGGGATAGTGAAGGTCCGAGATTATTAAAATCTTCATATATAGTCCTTTTTAGGGGGGTACTAATGGTCAAGGAAGGTCAGTTTTCTTCTTCTAGGTTTAAATATGAGCTTGTTTTTAATCCATTAATCGGAAAAAAGTATAGATTGCAGCTAAAATACTACCAATAAACAAAGCAACCTTTAATCCACCAATGCCCATGTTAGCATTGCGATTTAAGTCTCTTATTTGTTTTTGCATTATAGTTATATCCTCTCGAATATATTTAACGTCTGTTTTTAATTCTGCTACATCTTTTTCCCAATTAGACATTTGTATTACCTATGTTTGAGCCACATTGAAATATTACAGTTAATCGTCTTTCTTTTAAATCTGCATCAAGATAATTAGCTAAATTGTTTTTTGCTAAATTACATTCTACATTATCGTTAAAGTTTAAAGGTACTTCACTTTTAAAACAAAGTGTTTGATCTAACTCTCCAACATTAAGCATACAAATCATCGCAAATATTTTAAACATAATACATTTCGTGTGTCATAAAAAAACAATATCCAAACATTAGTATTTATCCTCTATAATTTTATAAATTTTTAAGTTACCTTCTGCATCTGGTCTTAACTCTGCTTTAACTTGACCACATTCATAACGAATTACATTTGATCTATTATCTGCCAAATTTCTTTCAGCCTGTCTTTTAGCTTTTAAGCACTCTGATAATCCATCTGTCATCATGTGACCATCTAACGAGCCATTAACAAACATACAAAGACTAAAAACT